TTGGATAACTCATAATCTATATAATATTTAAAGATATTAAATACTAAATATTATTAAAAGTATTGATGACCTCTTGTCAAGAGCTTAATGATGTAATTAATAAATTGTATACTAAATATCAAGATAACGAATATATACTATCCAAACTTACTAATTGGGTACAAGTACAATTACCCAAAAAACTTGAACTTGATAATACACGGAAAAAAGAAAGGACTCAAAGAAAAAAACTACTTATTGAGCGTCAACAAGAATTTACACGCAAATTCTTAAAGAAACATTATTATTATTATATTCCAACTACGGAAATGTTTTTTACATATGATAAAATTAATTACACTACTTTGAGAGAAGATGATATCAATCATAAAATCTTAAGTAATATATCATATATTAAAGGAGATATCATGCAATGGAAATATAAAATTAAAAGTAATATTAACAAAACTATCAAGAATAATATACTTTACAATGCTATACCTGAATCAGCAACTATTCAATCAGTGATTTCTAATTTTTACCCCTTGTTATTCAAAAATAAAAATGAAGCTAAATACTTTATTACTATTCTTGGTGATGCAATCAATAAGTCTAATACTTATTTTAACGACTTAACTTTTATTATCTCATATAAAGCCAAAGATTTCCTTAGAGATATTGGTAATCTAATATGGATTTATACAGGAGTTAATATATTAAATCATATAAAATTCAAATATCATGATCAAAAATATGAATCTATTCGTTTACTAACTATTAATGAAAACGTTGAACTTAAATCTACTTGGTATAATATTAAAGAAAACATTATCAATTTAATTGTTGTATCTTGTTTTTATAGTAATAGATATAAAGGATCTGAAAATTTCTTAACAAGTGAATGCGATGAACCTACTAATAATCACATCCTTTATTTAAAAAATAATGATCTTGATAATATTATTCATCAATTTACAGATATATATATTGAAAAATGTGATGAAACATATAATATTCCTTGGAAAAATATGTTATTTTTATGGAAACTGTTTTTAGAAGATAATGAATTACCTAATATTGTCTTTACTAACACTCTAAAACTTAAACTTACCTCTAAATTTACATATAATGAACCTTATGAAAGATTTTCTGGAATTACTAGTCGCCATTTACCATTTGTAAGTAAATTTATAGATTTTTTCAACTCGTTTTTTTATACTAATCCTGATGAAATTGAGTTTGAGATTAGTGAAGTCAACAAGTTATTTAAAACATCTTGCTTTTATAATAATAAAATTATCGCTGATGATAAAAGAATAGTTAGTGTTTTAAAACACTACTTTGAAAATATTACTATTGAAGATGATAAATTTTTATTAGGATGGAGCTGTAAATTATGGAATAAAGAAGCTGATATTGATAATTTTATTGAAAACATCAAGGAAATACATAAATGTATTAGTATTTATGAAGCTTATATAGAATATACTAAATCTTGCACTAATAGTTTAATAGTTAGTAAGCGATACTTTGAAAAATATCTTGGAGAAAATTATCATGAGTATATAGATGATGAAGATGATCTTAAATTTTAATAATTAAATTATCTGGTATTATATGATTTAATTATTATTTTACTTAACGACGACGACGACTTGAGCGACGACGACGAGTTCTCTTTCCTTTTCGTGATCCACGAGCAGAACGAGTTTTACTTCCTTTACGCATAAGAACAAATTTACCTTTCTTTGGTTTGTAACCTGCTTTCTCTAAACGTTTTTCACGCTTAGCAGTAGCATGTTTCTTCCTTGAAACAATTCTATGATGTTTATTCATCATCAAATCACCTGATTTTAAACCTCCTGTTGTCTTATAAGCAGTTCCATGGTGTACCTGAGCACGGGAACCTACTAAGACGTGATATTTTTTACCAGCAATGTGATATTTACCGTCAGCGGATTTATGTACGCGTTTCATATTATAAATATATGAGAGAAAATAAATCAGCTAAACATTAAAATTTATTCACTAATCTTGTACCTCCTGTACCAACTAATCTACCAAATTGAGGGTCTACACAGTTTTTACGTACTATTTTTTTTGTTCCTCTTATCTGAGAACTTCTAAAGGTATTTCCTAATCTTTGTGCATATGGTATAGGTGCTAAATACATATTTTTTGTACTATTTTTAAATCCTGGAGTCAATGTTGTGTCTAAACATAACGAACCTGTTGTACACGAACCTCTGCTTCTAAATCTTGGAGTATTCATTATTTGAGATCTATTTATAGCATTAGTACCTTGAACTAACATTCTAGTTTGAAGGTTCGTTATTTGCTCTCTTAAAACTGGATATAATTGTCTTCCATTAAAATTAAGAACATCTTCACCAACATTAAATTTATTAACCCAGTTATTTGAGCTGTCTTCTTCTTGATAATATACTGGATTAGCTATTTTTCTACCAATCTTAAAATTTTCTAAACCTACATCGTCACCATTGAATAGTTCTAACCAAAATATTTCCGTTGGCCATTTATCTGGATAGTTAGCTTTATTTCTATATAAAGGTGCAGGTGTCCATAATATTCTTCCATCTCCAAAAATATCTTCTGTTATAGCAACAATTCTACCTTTTAATTTTGTTTTTGATGATCCTCCACATCCTCTGCTTAGTAATAATAACTCATCTAATAATTTATTATTCCATTGAAGAAATTTTTCTACAGTTGGTGTATCAAATATGTATCTTAAACTTTGCAAAATATTTTCTACATAAACTACTTGTCCGATACTAAAATTAATAGTATTAAATCTATTTGTTAAAGTACCTACGAATGGATCATTATAATCTTTATCAGTTATTGGATCATATATATCACCATTACTGCAAATTACTTTATTATTATTCAATATAATTGCTGGACAACCTTCATTAGTATATCCAATCACATTATTATTCGCATCTTTTATTTCCTTAGCTGAACTACATGGAGGTTTAATTAAATAATCAAATGGCATTATAATATATTATAATGTTAAAAATTATTTATGTTATTAAATTATTTAAATCTATTGATACACCTAACTCTTTCTTAATATTTTCATAATTCTTTATTTTTTGATTTGGACACACACCTCCCATTACTTCTTTTATCATCTCCATATAAGACTCAGTACCTTGTTCTGTTGTATTCCATGTCGGATGTTCTGTTTCCCATTCTTTTATTTTTTGTATTTGTTTTTGTGTGATAGACTCTATAGTTTGATCTACTTTTGCATGTGAACTATCTTTTTCCCATTGATCCGCATCTTTTACATAAAACTGTAGTTTCTTTTTATCACTACAATGAATCGGTCTGTCAGTAGGATTTAAATCTTGTAAATTTTTAACAAAAATATTTGTTATACCTTTTATATAACCGTTATCTCTAGTATATAATAAATCTTCTAATGATAATTGTAAAGAATTTACAAAATCTGTTATATTCATAGCATTCTTACATTCTTCATTTAAAAAGAAATTTATTTGCATATTGTTCACCGTATTATTTGTGGTATTAGTTGTATTACCTACTTTATCTATTAAACTATTTAAGGTTTCCTGTTGAGATTGTATAGTTTTTTTTAATAAGCTTTCTAATGAAGCAATTTGATCTCTTTGTTGTTGTACTATTGACGAATCTTTCGTTTTTGTTAAAGAACTTGAACTTACATATTTACATTTCGCTTTATGACGCGATAAACCAGAATAATACTTATATATTTTACCACATTCACATATATGTTCTTGTTGCTTTGGAATACTCTCTACAATACTGGGATTAAATGATAGTTTTAAATCGTCTGAATTTATATTACTATTTCTAAGATGTTTTTTTGTTTGAATATGTTTGTTCCAATCGTACTTATTTCTAGTGCTGTAATTACAACATTCACATGTAAAAATTGATTTAGTCATAATATATATTATATATATTATTTTTTAAACCTTTTCTCCCGTTGCGATTTTTTTCTAAATTTGTCGCCAAAAATGTTATCATTTTTGGATAATGGAGTAAATATCGCCATTTTAAATTTTACACATTCTTATCATATTATCTAGCAATCATCTCATCAAAAAAAAGTGGCGATTTTTGTTGTTATCATTTGTTATCATCGCTAAATTTATCTCTGTTGATTTTAAAATCAAGTTTTTAGTGCTTTTTTTTCAGTACTACATAAGACTCTTTCATAAAAATTTACCATTGTTAAATTTTCTCTCTTCTTTATCTTAACGTTTTAACTTTTTAGTTGTTTTTTATTGTTGATTCTAGTAATTTCATTTTTTTTACGTTAATTATTTCTATTTTCTGATTCAAGGATTGATTACTTTTTTTTATTAAAAAAATTGATTAATAATTTATATATTATTATATATATTAATTCAATAATTACAAGTATGGAACTTAGATCTGGAAGATTAACCAATAAATGTGGTATATGTAAAGAATATTATGGAAATCCTGAATGGAATAATAAATGTTCTACTTGTTCTGGTATATCAAACTTTAAATCATCCGTATGTTTTGATGACCCCATATTTCAAGAAAATTTACAAGAATGGGTTGATTCAAAATTAATAGAAAAAGCTATGGAAAATGTATTAATTCATGTATGTAGAAATTCAGATCCAACTGATAATACTGATTTCCCATTGTTACGACAAGTATTACTTGTTATAAAAATGAATGATAGATATATTAGTGCTGAATTTGCAGAAAAATTATGTAGAAATATAGGTAGAGATACATGGAATAAATCACAATTAATTTTACAGTTTGTTGCTGATTGGTGGAATATGAAAAATTATAAATTTACTAGTGGCGAAATGTGTTATTTTGGTAGATTTGGAGATATACATACATTTCGTGAAAAAATCCAATCTATACCTCCTCCATCTCCTCATCGTCCTCCTGAATCAAGATATAAAATATAAGTTAAGAAATTTTAATAATTTTTAATGAGTTCTCTAATTTACGTGGTAATATTTTATTTATTTCTTCATAAGTAATAGTTTCATTTTTTAATAAACTCTTAGCTATAGCTTTAACGTATCCCTTGTGCTTGGTTAATGTGTCTATAACAAATTTTTCTATTTTATCAGTTATATTTTTACATTCTTGGAATATTTCATCATTTATATTTTCTCCTATTTTACCCATAACATCTGGATTTAACGCACCTATTTTATTATTCATACCCCATCTACATGAATAGTTATATATCAGTGTTGATACTTTTTCAATATCATCTGATGCTCCATTACTAATATTTCCATATATTACTTTTTCAGCAGATCTACCTCCTAGGCACACTGCTACATGAGATAATATTAAATCTTCTGTATGTAATTTTTGATCAACATTTTTTTGCTGACTAAAACCTAGTGCTGCCTCGCCTCTAGGTATAATACTTACTTTTATAGGATGTGTACAATCTTTTAATAAATATCCCATTATAGCGTGACCGGCTTCATGATGTGATACTCGTACTCGTTCTTTTTTAGTCATAGTACGCTCTCGTTTTTCTCTACCTATCATAATTTCATCAATTGCTTTTTGTATATCTATTTCTTTAACTGTTGACACTTGTCTACCTTCTTGAATAGCGTTAATTTTAGTTTGATTACATATAGAAGCTATATCTGCTCCAGTTAATCCAGCACTACGTTCAGACAATATATCAAAAGACAAGTTATTGGGTAATGTTACATCGTCAAAATACAACTCATACATTTCTTTACGTTCTTTTAAATTAGGTGGATCAAAATAAACTTTTTTATCAAATCTACCCGATCTAGTTAGTGCACTATCTAATCTTTTAACTAAATTCGTAGCTGCAAAAACCATTACATTATCACTTTCTTCAAAACCATCCATTTCAACTAATAATTGATTTACTGTACTGTCTCGTTCTGAATTACTATCTCTACCTCTTTGGCCTCCAACAGCATCTATCTCATCTATAAAAATGATACATTTTTTTTTAGATCTAGCTTTTTTGAACAAGCTTCTAACTCTTGATGCACCTACACCTACATACATTTCTACAAATTCTGATCCCGACATACTTTCTATAGGAATATCAAGATTTTGTGCCATTGTTTTAACTAGTAAAGTTTTACCAGTTCCAGGTGGTCCTGCTAGTAAAATACCTTTTGGAACTTTTACATTCCAATCAAGATACTTTTTTTTATTGTTAATAAAGTCCATATAATATCTAATTTCTTCCTTTACACTTTCTAAACCTATAACTTCAGATAAATCATTAGCTTCTGTAAATTTTAGGGATTTTTTTCGGCGCCTACGTTTTTTCTTCTTATAAGTATTTTTAAATGAAATATAACCATGTCTTTCTAGAATTCTTAGAAACCACCAGCAAATAAAAATATAAAACATGATTTGTCCGAAACTCCATTTTGCTGGTTCTGGTTCTGGTTCTGGATCTGGATCTGTTGTATTATAAAACCATTCAAACATATAAATATTAAGAATAAAATTTAACTAAGTAGTTTTAATATTTATATTAAACGACCCAACTAGTATCAATAGTCAAACTATTTTGCCTTTTATAGTGTGGTACTCTTTGTCCAAGCTTATTTCTATTATAGACTTGTAAATTCAACTCGTTGAAATCATTGAATTCATTTTTATTAGTTACAGGTCGTGTGAAATTACAAGTAGACATTTTACATCCCATAATATATATATTATACCAATAGTTTATTTATATCATAATAATAAATTTCCCGTATCTCTCGCTTCTTTAGTATCTACTAGCAACATTTCAGATACTAATCCCTTCCAATCTTTACATTTTTTCCAGGGTTTCCATTTTAATTTATTAATAGCTTTATTTGGATCTCCTAATAGAGTTTCTACTTCAGTAGGTCTAAAATATCGTTCATTTATTCTAACTAATATCTTGCCTTCTGTAGGATCGTATCCAATTTCATTAACTCCTTCCCCTTGCCATTTTATACTTATTCCTACTTGCATAAAAGCTTCTTCAATAAACTCTCTTATACTATGTTGTTCTCCTGTAGCTAATACATAATCATCTGGTTTATCTTGTTGTAACATTAACCACATACCATAAACATAATCATCAGCATACCCCCAATCTCTCTTTGCATCTAAATTACCTAATTCAATATTATCTTTTCTACCCATAAGAACATCATTAATACCTATAGTTATTTTACGAGTAACAAAAGTTTCACCTCTCCTAGAACTTTCATGATTAAATAGAATACCGTTACATGCATATAAATTGTACGCTTCTCTATAATTTATAGTAGTCCAATAAGCAAAAAGTTTTGCACATGCATATGGTGAACGAGGATAAAAAGGGGTTGTTTCTGATTGAGGAATCTCTCTAACTTTACCATATAATTCTGATGTAGATGCTTGATAAAATTTGATCTTATCAGAATATCCACTAGTTCTGATAGATTCTAATACTCGTAAAGTACCTATACCATCTATATTAGCTGTGTATTCCGGTACATCAAAACTGACTTTTACATGACTCATAGCACCTAAGTTGTATACTTCAAGTACTTCTAAATCGGTATGTAATGATTTAATACTACTAATTATATTTACAAAACAAGGTGTGTCTGATAAATCACCATAAACTAATTTAAAATTTCTATTATTGTAAATATGATCAATTCTTTTGGTATTTATTAAAGAACTACGTCTAACTATACCATAAACATAATACTTTTTGTCCAATAATAATTCAGCTAAGTAAGAACCATCTTGACCTGTAACTCCAGTAATCAAAGCTATTTTCATTATAATAATAATAATAAATATGTATTTATATTATTATTTACGTTTATTTTTACGAGTTTTTCTTTTTTTATTTCTTTTCTTTTTACCACCAGTTATTTCTTCACTAGGTCTTCTTTCTAGTCTTGGTGGTTGAATAGCATCAATAGCTCTATTCATATTTCCTTCTTGACGTAATCCTCTTATTACATTTCCTAGTCTATTTACATAATCTTCTGCCATACTTAGATATTGATCTGAGTTATAATATCTAACTAAATCTAAATTTCTTAATGTAGGATTTTGTATAGGTTGCAGGGTTGTAGCAAAATCATTCAAGAATTCAAAATAATGTTGTCCAGCTGCTTCTCTATTTCTTTGTTGAGGTATATTATCAATTTCATAAGTAAAAGCATTATGTACATATTCTACAACATAAGATAATGAACGCATTATATCTGCTAATGGATCAAATAACTGAGTGTCTCCTGAATTGTTATAACATGCCATTTCTTCTCTCACCCAACAAGGATAATTATCCCATTGTGGATAACAATTTCTTCTACTTCTAGTTCCTTTATTACAAGTTGATTGATCTGTCATAATATATATTAAATATATTATTTTCTAACATCACTATAATTTTTAATAAAATGTTGACAAGTTTCTTTAATACCCTTTTCAAATGGAGTAAATTTAAAATCAGGAAAATACTTTTCAAATAACGAATTATCTGCTGTTTTTTTATATTGACCATCAGACTTTTCAGGATGAAGCTTAATATTATTAAGATTGAATTCTTTACCAATAATAGTAGAAACATTCAAAATAGATATTTCTTCTGATGGTGCTACAATAATTGAAGTAGTATATTTTTGCCAGGTAATATTTTCAATACTAGAAATAATAACTCTAGCTAGATCATTTACATATAAAAATTGTCTTAATGGGTTTCCTGTACCCCAAACATTAACCCATTTATTTACTTTATTTGATGTAGACTCAAGATAGCATTTATGAATTAATCCAGGTATCACGTGACCATTTTCAATTGAATAATTATCATGTTTTCCATATAAATTGGTGGGTATTAAACATTTATAATTATAATTATATTTATCATTATATAATTTACAATGAATATCTAACATTCTTTTTGCATATGAATAACCTGAGTTGCTATCATGAGGAGGTCCATTATGTAACATAGCTTCATTTATAGGATATTCTGTTTTGTTAGGAAAAATACATGTTGAGAGAATACATAAACAATTTTTAATTTGTAACTCATGACATGCTTTCAATACATTAAAATTCATTAACATATTATCTTCATACATCTCAACATTATATTCTAAATTTTTAAATAATCCACCGACATTAGCTGCTAAGTGTATAATACAATCAGGTTTTCTCATACCAAAATAAGTAACTGTTTCAGTATAATTTCTTAAATCACATATACCTGAATTAGAAAAAATCCATGTGTGTTCAGAACCAATAGCTTCTTCTTTCAATGCTTTACCAACTAATCCAGATCCGCCTGTAACTAAAATACGCATTATTTATATATAAGTAATATTAGATCTTTATATTATTCATATTGATAAATTATATTTTATAAATTATATATATATAATGAGCTTGAGTGCAAATGACATAGTTTTTAGATGGGTTAATCCACAATTTGAACTTGGTGGCGGTAATGATAATGCACCGACAGTAACATCGGTTCACATTCCAGGTAACACTTTAATACAAAGTATTCCACGATTGATACAAAGTAAAGCAGCGCTTGATAGAGCTCGCCAAGGAATTAATATAACAATAAGAATAACCAGAGCTACTTATAATTTAAGATCAAGTGGTAGGAAGAAGATTAGTGTGGAAGAGTATTTAAGTCCTACAATGGGAGCCGGCGGACAATATTCAGGATGGCTTGAATTTAGAAGTGCTAAATTGAAAGATAGACTTTTAAATTGTACTAAGGATCATTTTAGGACATTTGGTGGAAAAAATAGAAAACTTGTATACTTTCCTTTTGTAGATTGTCTCGGACAACCAGCATCTGAACGAAAGCGAAGAATTAACCTAGAACTAGCGCGGAGAAATGTATGTCACTATCCATTTGATTTAAAAGTATGTAAAGTTATTAATGGATTGAATGCAGAAAACGAATTTCCGCAAAACGCGATTCAGCACATCTCGGGACTTAATCCAATTAGCAATTTTGATAATCAATCATCTCCACAATTCATAAATCCACAACCTGGATTATTGAAATATGCAAGTTTAGGTTCTCTTATGCCTATGGGGCATACCAATAATTGTGAAATTAATTTTGTTGGTGATATTAATATACCAGTATTAATTTTAGAAATAGAAGAAGGGACGGCGGGGAAATTTGGTATTCCCAACTACACTTTATACGATTTAGTTTTAGAACAAATAGGGATAGATGCTTATAAAATGAACTATGAACCTTGGGGAAGCAACGATAATAATAATAATAATGACGATGTTATAATGGGGATGGGAGGGCGAAAAATAAGAAAGCGTAAAAAAACTATTAGGCGTAAAAAGATTAATAAACGTAGAAAGACCGGTAAACGAAAAAATAGTGGTAACCGTAAAAAGACTGGTAAACGTAAAAAGATTGGTAAACGTAAAAAGACTGGTAAACGTAAGAATAAATAAAATAAATATCAACAATTTATATTATTTTATGTAAAAACTATAAAATAATATATTTTATAAATAAAATTGAAATAATTTAAATAATAATTAATGAACTAAACCACAAAAACATGGCGGCAACTAATGCAGAGATCACAACAAAGTATCAGAAAAAAAAGGAAAAAGAACATATCCTAGATAATCCAGACACATATACTGGATCAATGGATATTGGAGACACTACAACATACGTTTTTGACAATAATTCTGATACAATAAAATTACAAGAATTAAAAGATGTAATTATGGGTTTGTACAAGCTTTTTGATGAAGCAGTTGTTAATTGTCGTGATCAGCACGTACGACTAGCAACAGCTATGAAGATGTGTAAGCCTAATACAATTCCTCTTACTTATATTGATATTAGTATTAGTGATGATGGCACACTAACTTTTATAAACGATGGTAATGGTATTGATATTGTTGAGCATCCTGAACACAAAATTTATGTTCCTGAAATGATATTTTATCATCTTAGAACAGGTACTAATTATAATAAAAGTGAAAAGAAAATTGTTGGTGGAAAAAATGGTTTTGGAGCAAAATTATGCTTTATATGGTCTACGTGGGGTAGAATTGAGACAGTTGATCATATTAGACGAAAAAAATATATTCAAGAATGTTCAAATAATCTTGAGACTATTGAAAAAGCTACGGTAACTAAGTTTACTGGTAAACCTTATACTAAAATTTCATTTAAACCAGATTATAAACGACTAGGATTAACTAATCTTACACCAGGTATGAAAAGTCTATTGAAAAGACGTGTTTATGATTTGGCTGCTGTTACTGATAAAAAAATTAAAATTAAATATAATTCTAATATTATCCCTGTTAAACATTTTCAACAATATGTTGATTTGTATATTGGAAGTAAATCTGATACTAAGAGATTTTATGAAGAAGGTAGTGATCGTTGGGAATACGCAGTATGTTTATCTCCAACTGAAGAATTTCAACAAGTATCATTTGTTAATGGTATCTTTACTAGTAAAGGAGGGAAACATGTTGATTATATTTTGAATCAAGTTATAAAAAAAATCCAAGCTTATATTCTTAAACGTAAGAAAGTAGATGTAAAAGCTACAACTATTAAAGAGCAGATTATGTTGTTCTTGAGATGTGATATTGAAAATCCAGGTTTTGATAGTCAAACTAAAGATTATATGAATACAACTTATAGTAAATTTGGATCAAAGTGTGAGCCTAGTGATAAATTTTGCGAGAAGATTGCAAAAATGGGTGTTATGGATGCTGCATGCGATCTAACTGCTGTTAAAACTAAAGCTAAGGCTTCCAAAACTGATGGTTCTAAGACCAAGAGTGTAAGAGGTATAGCTAAGCTTATGGATGCTAATTTTGCTGGAGGATCAAAAGCAGGTGAATGTACTATTATATTCTGTGAGGGAGATTCAGCAAAGGCAGGTATTGTTTCAGGATTAAGTAAAGAAGATCGTAACTTTATTGGAGTTTATCCTCTTAAGGGTAAACTACTTAATGTACGAGGAGAGTCTCTTACTAAGATAATGAATAATAAAGAGGTTGTTGAAATAAAGAAGATATTAGGTCTAGAAAGTGATAAAGTGTATAAGGATTTAGCTCATCTGCATAAGTCTTTGCGATATGGTAAAATTCTCTTTATGACAGATCAGGATTTGGATGGAAGCCATATTAAGGGTCTAGGAATAAATTTATTCCATAATCTTTGGAAATCTATCATTAAACTTAATGTAATCGGATTTATGAATACTCCAATCCTTAAAGCAAAAAAGGGTTCTCAAGAGATTGTATTTTATAATGATGGTGAATATGAACAATGGAAAGAAGAGAATAATGATGGAAAAGGTTGGCATGTAAAATATTACAAGGGTTTGGGTACCAGTACTGGTAAAGAATTTAAGGAATATTTTGCAAAAAAGAAAATAGTAACTTTTAATTTTACTGAAGAGACTGATAATATTATTGATTTAGTGTTCAATAAAAAAAGGGCTGATGATCGTAAAGATTGGTTAGGTGGTTACGATAGAAAATCTTATCTTGATACATCTGCTGAAGATGTTACATTCAGAGAATTTGTAAATAAAGAGCTAATACACTTTTCAAAATATGATTGTGATAGGTCTATTCCAAATTTAATGGATGGATTGAAAACCAGTCAAAGAAAGATATTGTTTGCTGCTTTTAAGAAAAATCTTACTAAAGAAATTAAAGTAGCTCAATTCAGTGGTTATGTATCAGAGCATAGTGGATATCATCATGGTGAAGCAAGTTTAAATGGTGCAATCGTAAATATGGCTCAAGATTATGTAGGAAGTAATAATATTAATCTATTATGTCCTAATGGACAGTTTGGCACTAGACTGAAAGGAGGAAGTGATAGTGCCAGTGAAAGATATATATTTACTGAATTAAATAGTATGGCTCGTTTATTGTATCCAAAATCAGATGATAATATTCTAGAATTATTGGATGATGATGGTACTAAAGTAGAACCAATCTATTATGCACCAATTATCCCTATGCTTTTAGTAAATGGTAGCAAAGGTATTGGTACAGGTTTTAGTACAGATATTATGTGTTATAGTGTTGAAGATATTATCAGATACATTAAAAGTTATTTAAATAATGGTGTAGCACCAACAGATATTAAGATTAATCCATATTACGAAGGTTTCAAAGGTACAATCAAAGCTATGGAAATCAAAGGAGGAATTAAATATTTGATTAAAGGTAATTATAAAAGACTTGATGAAGATAGAATTCAAATTCTTGAATTACCAATTGGTACTTGGACTACTGATTATAAACAATTCTTAGAAGATTTAATTGAAGGTGATAGTAAAAAGAAAAGTAAATCTAAATCTAAATCATATGTTAAAGATTATGTAGATATGTCTACAGATAGAATTGTAGATTTTACTATTACATTTAAGTCTGGTGTTTTGGATAAACTAGAAACTACAATGGTTGAGTATAACTGTACTGCCTTGGAGAAGTTTATGAAACTTTATACTACAAATACTAATACTAATATGCATATGTTTGATGCTGATGATAAGTTGAAGTTATATAAAAATGCCGAAGATATTGTTAATGATTATTATGTTAAAAGATATTCTATGTATGAAGACAGAAAGAAATACTTGATTGCAGTTCTTGAAAGAGAATTGTGTTTGTTATCAAACAAAGCGAAATATATTACTGAGAACTTGAATGATACTATTGATCTTAGACGTAAAAAGAAAGATGTAATTGTGGCAATGTTGAAAGAAAAGGGTTATGATGAGATTGATGGAGATAGTGAATATAGATATTTAAGAAAGATGCCTATGGATAGTGTATCAGAGGAAGAGGTTTCCAAGCTTTTGAAAGAGGAGAATGAAAAAAAGATGGAACTTAATATTGTTCAAAAGATGAAGGTTGAGAATATGTGGTTGAATGATATTATTGATTTGGAAGCGGGTTATGAGAAGTATAAGAAGGGTCGTGAAGCACTTATGGTTAGTGGTGATAAGAAAAAAGGTAGAAAGAAAAGTAAAAAGTTGAAGCTTAAGAAAAGTAAAGGTAAGAAATAGATAAAATTATTATAATTAAGAATTTAAAAATTTTTTAATTGTATTATATACAATGGGTAAGAAGAGAAAGAAGAAGACATATACTACACCAAAAAAAATAAAACATGTTTATAAAAATATATCCTTGAATATTTTAAGAAGCATTAATAATCCAAAATGTCAAGAATGTAATAATAACATGGCAATTCATTTTAATAGATTTACATGTTCTAACTGTAACATTTGTGTAAAAAAATAAATAATATAAATTATAAAATTTATTTTTTTTGTTTGTCCAAATAATATCCTAATCCTTGTGAATCCATTTTAAAAACATAACCTTCTTTACTACCTAAAAATTTATCAGCTTCTATAAATGTAGGTATTTCTTTTACAGTCTCTTTCTTATTATCACCTTGCATATAAAAATATATGCCTACTAAAATTATTATTACACCTAATCCAATTAATAGTTTATTCATATACAAAATCACATTATAATTTTAATGATTATTTAACATAAAAATTATAATTAGAACCAAAACTTCTCCTGTAGAGTATAATTTTTAACATCTACTTTAACAGGTCTATCAATAGGTACTACTAATGTGGAAGCATCTTCTAAATATTTTACATATCCCTGTGCTTCTCCATAAACTTGAGGAATACAATAATCAAGAACAATTTTATTTAGTGCTCTAATTTGTCCAGTAATATCAGATACTTTATTAGCTGAGTATGATAAAAATGTGCTTCTCATAATAATTTTAAGTGTGTCTACACATTGTGGTCCAATGGTATATTGTCCTTTAGATTTATGATAAACACCAGCCCTGATTCCATTTTGTAAAGATTGAATATTTTGAGCACTAAAGAACATCATAGAGAGAGGTGAATCCTTCCAGTTACCTTTCATAGCATCTCTGAAATCAGTTGCTTTTGAATCATGCGCAATCTTATCATGAAAAGAAAATTGTACATTTAAATCTGGTTGCATTATATTTACACGTCCATTCGTTTTATTGAAATTACTCATTATAATAATTAATAAGAAAAAATTATCTATATTTAATTTATATAAATGGAAGGTTTTCAAAAATCAGTTTTAACTATAGCTATAATTCTTCTTGTTTTAGCATTAATAGCTTTTGCAATTGTTCTATATAATAGTAAATATAATCAGGTATTTCCTCCTGTAACAGCAGACTGTCCTGATTACTGGGTAGATATGAATGGTACTTGTTACAACCAAAAGGGTTTAGGAAATGCATCATGTGGTAAAAGAATGAATTTTAGCCAAGGTGTATGGGCAGGTGATAATGGTTTATGTCTTAAGCAAAAATGGGCTAAAGCGTGTGATTTGACATGGGATGGTGTAACAAACCATTCTGATGCGTGTAACACAGAATAACTAAATTAATATAAATACATTTAATATAGATAAATTAAATGTATTGTGAAAATTGCCGAATTAAATTTTGGAATAGTGTATCTCAACTACCTAATGAAATATGTGACATGATTTTTGAATATATGAAAGATGAAGAGAAGATTTTTGTAAATAAAGAATACTACGGTAAATATCATTACTTGTTAAAAAATAAAATAAGTGACAAGAGTTATGATAATTATTTGAGAGACATTATAAGGAATGACTCTGAATTTGTATTAAACCAGTTATTAGAAGAAAATTATGAAAAATGGTTAGCTAAAAAGAAACGGTTTCATAAAAATATTATTTATAATAATTACAGTGATTATCTAATAGGCTTATGTCTTGAGTACGAATCAACAAAATGTAGAGAGTTAATAAATGAATTTTATGAGAATAAAGGTTTGAGTAAAAATTTACATAAAAAGAATCGCAATAATAATAAAAGATGGACACAATAAATGTTAATAAAATACTTAATAGATGCGCTATTAAAGAGAAAATTACAGAGATTTTAGATTATTTTGAGAAAAATAAACAGAATTTATTAACTAAAAGAGGAATATATATTTATGGTAATCCTGGTTCTGGAAAAAGCCATTTTATAAAAGAAATATTAAAAGAGTTAGATTATGATGTAATTATGTATGATGCTGGAGATATTAGAAATAAATCTATTATAGATACAATTACTAAACATAATATGTCAGATCAGAATATTCTCTCAATGTTTTATGGTAAAAGTAAACCGATAGCTATTGTAATGGACGAAATTGATGGTATGAATAGTGGTGATAAAGGTGGTATTAATTCGTTAATAAAGCTTATTAGACCAAAAAAAACAAAAAAACAAAAATTAGAAGATGTAACTCTTAACCCTATTATTTGTATAGGTAACTATCATATTGATAAAAAAATTAAAGAGTTAATGAAAGTATGTCACACGATTGAATTAAAAAATCCTAAAAAAACAGAAATTAAAACAATTGTTACAAAATTAATGCCGTCATTAGAAGATAATCTTATAGAAAACATATCTGTATTTGTACAAGGAGATCTTAGAAAGTTAAAATCAATTATAAATATTTATAAATCTAAAATGGGTTTTTTAAAAAATGAAATTATAAAAAATATATTTCATGAAAAAAGTTTTAATGAAGATACAAAAAAAATTACAAAAAAACTTATAAATAATAGCTACGAGCTTGGAGATCATAATTTAATAATGAATGAGACAGATAGAACAATTGTGGGATTATTATGGCATGAAAATGTGATAGATGTTTTGGGTAAAGTTGATAAAGATGAAGCAATTCCTATTTATTGTAAAATGTTAGATAATATATGTTTCTCAGATTACATAGATAGGATAACTTTTCAAAAACAGATATGGCAATTTAATGAAATGAGTTCATTAACAAAAACATTTTACAATAATAATATCTTACATAGTTCATTTGAAACACCTCCTAAACTAACTAGTACAGAAACTAGATTTACTAAGGTCTTAACTAAGTATTCTACTGAATATAACAACTGTATATTTATTCAGAATTTATGTCAAAATTTAAATATGGATAAGAAAGACGTTTTTTCTTATTTCTTACATTTGAGAAATAAGTATGAAGATGAAGAAGTATATAATATGTTATCTGACTATGAGATTAACAAGTTAGATGTAAATAGAATATATAGATATTTAGATAAGTATACTAAACAAGATACTTCTCCTGATGACGATTGTAGTAGTATAAATAGTTTTTAATTATTTTTTACAAGCTCTACCATTTTTGCAATACCATCCATTAATTCCAGTAAATTCACATAGTAAATGTACCAGAAATCCGGTTAAAAATAAACTGATTTCCATTACATGATTTTTATTCCATTTTTTACATACTTTTGGTAAGTTACTAGAAAATAATTTACCAACAACTAGTCCAGCAATTGTACCAACAACTACTGTAATCACACCTACGGCTATGGCTTCAACTAAAAGTTTCATATATTATAATATCACATTATTTAATCATAACAACAAATCTTTGTTTATTATAATAACTCATATAAGGATTACCATTGACTACAGCATAAAGACATATATATTTTAAATCGTCATGAATATCATTGTAACAAGTATTAAGGTATTCACTTTTTAATATATGTCTTATATCTGGATAAATATTTAATAAAAATAAAGATAAAGATTTATTATTAACAACAAACTTTAAAAAATTATTTAGATTTTTGTAATAATATAATAATTGTTTGTCATACATACTACTTCTAGATTTATAAAAATGATTTATCATAAATGATTTCAAGTGTTTAAATTGATCACTATAGTTATGTAGTTCATTTAAAACAGATCGTTTGAAAAAATCATACCAATACTCTTTCAAAATTATATCTAAAATTTCATCAGGTAAAGGAGTCATAAATTATTTATGATATTGTTTATAAATAATTTATTTATATAATTAACGGCGAGCACCTCCACGGCGAGCTCCTCCACGACGAGAACCACCACTGCAATGTCCCTTAGCTCCTCCACGACGAGCGCCACCACTACAATGTCCTCTCTTTCTTCTACGACGAGCACCTCCACGAGTACGACGACGCGTGTTTTTGCCTTTACGGCAGTATCGGCGTTTCTTGGATACGAATTTACAGTTTTTCATGGATCGGCATACAGCAGGTCTCTTCTTGCGGCAAGGAGAAGATCTAACTCTGCGACGGTATGAACGTCTACGAGATAAAGAAGCTTTTCTTCTCATTCTTCTGGTCATAGCACCACCACGGCGAGCACCTCCGAATTGACCACCAATTTTATCCATCATACCTTTTAGAGTGCTCATATCTTCAGCACTAGGTGCAGCATCTTTTGCATTTGCAATGTCTTTGCTTCTGTGATCGGCATCTTCAATACCGTTCTTGATTTCTTCATGACTGGGCATTTTATATTATAACGCGATATAAAAAATTTTATAGCAAGTTTTTCTAAAGTTTAGAATTTACTTAACAATTGTAACCTCACTTTTAGAAACTGTGTCAACATTACTAACTCCATAGGCACTGTAACCTAGATCAGAAATTTTCTTACGCCATGCTTCCTTTCTATCTTGTGGTACTTTTACACGGCGATGACGTTCATATTGTTCAGGAGTATCGTAATACAGTTTTATAGGGTCCTTAGATCCATTAAAAGCAGTACAATCCATAACTGCATATAGTTGCCTACTAGGTAGGGAATTTTGTTTGATAGGTTGACCAGTAATCTGGCAATGAATTCTTTGTCCTGTTACAGCACTTATAATATAACGCTGACTCATAGGATCCATAGCAAACATATTTAGTACGGATTTCTCACCGTAGTATGTGTTTCCTCCTTCATTTTCAGACGTTTCTGACATGGTATCGTGATCGTTGGTGAATGACATCTTCTGTGTTGTATTGGTGTATTAATGCATATAATACTAATAACGTAGTTTCAATTTTTTAAGAAAATGTGCTTAAATTAGCTGCTTGCGTTATGTGATCTTTTATATTAGGATTAGTCAACTTTGCTAAATTTTCTTGTTGTATTTCACATAATTCTTGTAATCTATTGTTTTGTAACATTAGCTCTTTTATTTTATTTTGTTGCTGTTGTAATAACTTGACAACTTGTTCTTGATTAAGTTTAATAGGTGGTTTACCTTTACGTTGTATGGTAATTCCTATATCTGGCGCGAGTGATCTTTTGCGTTGCCTTATTCTCTCTTCAAACTCAGCTAATTGTATCATAACATCTGGTTTATATTTAGGTAGCCCAGGTTCATAATTAGTTAAGTCTTCATCAATTTTATTCATGAACCAATCTAAAAGATCTTCTTCTTTAATAAAATCATTAACACTTTTATTACTAACTCTAAAACCAGCATTATTCTCGTCAGTAATAAGTTTAGATTTGTCACAAGTATTATGTGAGTGAGAGAATACTAAAATAACGTGTTTTGGATCCAGTTGAACAAAAGGTATAGTAAATCCTTTTAAAAATTCTTTTTCTTCTGCCATACATTTATTTTCATTATAACTAGTTTGATGTAACAACTCTTTTTTAAATGCAAAAGTACCTGCTGTAGCATGATTCGGACCATAAGGTCCAAATTGGTACATTTTACTAATATTCTTAAAATAAATATACATTTCACTTGACCCAGCAGCTAAAGCTTTTGGGTTAGCAATTAATCTTTCTACAGCATGACTAACTCTAGTAGGTGGATAATAATCATCATCATCCATATAAACAATAATATCTCCTTTACAATATGTATGCATTAAATTACGTTTTTTACCTAATGTTATCTTTTCAGTAAGTTTGATATATTTAACATTTGGAATATCTATATTAATAAATAAATCTTGAACTAAGTCTGTACCATCATCTATTACAATCCATTCCATTCTATCACTAGGATACTTCTGGTGTTTATAACATTGAATGAGAGAAGGAATAAAAGGTCTTCTATTGAATGTTGGCGTGCATACACTAACAAAAGGTAATTCAACCTTTTTAGTTTTTCTTCTATTTTTTTTACCCATATAGTAATTTATAATTTATAATTTTAAATTATAAATATTAGATATTAATTATTCGGTTTAGATTGAGTATTTTTATGTCCTGCCATACCTAATACAAAACATGCAGCTATTAGTACACCTACACCAAACATTGGTGCATTTCCAGCATCAGTAAACGCAAGTGCTACGGTAATTAAAACTCCTGCTATACCCATAATATGTGAATGAGCTATCATAATTTTTTTAACAGCTTCAAAGTTTTTAAATATAGGTTCTAACATAAATCCTAGATAGAAATATGGTTGTATAAAATTATTTATTGCTCCAGTAATTAGAGGTGTTGCAAATAAGAATACTAT